TCTCCTGTTCAAAACATACATCTTGCCACGACATAATTAAATAACGCTCGTTATCTTCAAAATACTCTTGATACTTTAAATATTCATCATTGCCCATGTGTCCAAAACGAATAAAGCTGCCAACACTTATTGGCATAGGTTCACGTTTACCGTTTATTAGTTTCTTACCAGGGCCTACAGCCATTACCGTACCCATGTTATCTTTTTCATCCATTATAACTTCAATAAGGGTTGATTTAACACGAGGAATTGGTTTTACAACAATTTTATCGTTAAGTGGTTTAAGCATTTTTGCGTGGCCTTCCAATCTTGGGTTTGATTGCGCCAACTTCTTCCATGATTGTTGTGCGAGTGATTTCTTCAACAATCTGATCCATAGCTAGTTTGCTTGGATTCTGTGAATACTCGCCACAATATTCTGTGGAATGTCTATTTTGATATGTAGGATACCGTCTACACGTTCCCATTACTTCATTAGGATTTGTAAAATGTATACAAGAATTACACGTTTTATTAAAATTACTATCAGCCATTTAGAACTATCTTTCTAATTAGGTCAGAGAAGCCTAGTTACGAGCTAGGCTTTTCGTTTATTACATTGCGTCTTGAGCGTGTTCTGCACGTTTGTGTTCGTAAACAACCTTTTCAGAGCTTCCACCCTTCATTTCGCCACATTGACCGTCATACTTACCCATGTGGGAAGCATCACGACTACCAATGCCGTCAGCCTTCCCCATAGCAACGCCACCAACTAATTTAGCTTTACGCTCACCAGTTGTGTCGCTAGATGTAGCACCTGCTGGAGCTTTAGCACCAGTCATAGATGGTGTGCCTTTAGTTGAGTTAGGCCCTTTTTCTGAACCCTTCTTTTCGCCAGTCATATCAGATGATTTAACACCTTTTGGCTCTTTTTCCATACCGTAGTAACCCATATCTTTTCCTTTGCAAAGAAATCTCACCATTGAGATACTTCATTTTACTATAAATTTATTGCAAATCAAGTAATTTAATTAAACGAACTGCGCCACCAATATCATCTATTCGATTTACCGCAGAGCCTTTCCATTCACTCATAAACTTAAGCTGTGCCTCAGTAAACTTTTTATTTGCGCCTGATTTAATTTCTACAAGCACAGTATGCCCATTGTATCCAACAACAATATCTGGAAATCCTCGACCTATACCAGATGCGTCAAACACAGTTGCACCTAATTCTCTAAAAGTCTTTACAATTTCAGTATGGTTTAAATCAACTTTTTTTGCGTATGTCATTGTATTTTCATTAAAATGTGTTATAAATTTACCAACATAAGGGGAATATGATGAGCGCACCAATAGTATCTGAAGAAGAATTTATAAGATTATGGAACACGTTACGTTCTGCAACTGAAGTTTCTAAAGCTCTTAATTGTGATCTTCGTGGAGTACATCGGCGCAGAAAAAAAATAGAAGAAAACAATAGTATCATACTCCCTTCTGATTCCCAATTGGGTTTAAAAAATAGACAATATTCACAAGAACAATTACAACGAGTATTAGAACAAACACGTCACAATGTAAGACGTGGTATCAACATTGATTCAGGTCGTGTGCTGGTTTTTAGCGATGCACATTTTTACCCAGATGATGAAACAACTGCCTATCGAGCTTTATTAGAATGTATTAAAGAATTTCAGCCTGAAGTCATTATTTGTAATGGTGATGCGTTTGATGGCACAACCAATAGCCGTCACGCAAGAATTAACTGGTCAGACGCACCAACTGTTGTAGAAGAATTACAAGCCGTACAACATTATTTAGGTGAAATAGAAGCTACATCTAAGTTTCACGACAATTTAATTTGGACTTTAGGTAATCATGACGCTCGCTTCGAGACGTTCTTATCAAGCCAAGTGCCACAATACCAAAACATTAAAGGTTTTAGTTTAAAAGACCATTTTCCTATGTGGAAATCTTGCTGGTCGTACTGGGTAAATGATGAAACGGTAATCAAACACCGTCATAAAGGTGGGCAATACGCAGGTTATAACAATATTAAAGCTGCAATGGGATGTCACGTTGTTACAGGCCATACGCACGTTTTAGCAGTACAACCTATTACTGGATATAAACAAACCTATTATGGTGTACAAACAGGTATGTTGGCTTATCCAAAAGGTAATCAATTTATTGATTATACAGAGGATAATCCTGTTGATTGGAGATCAGGTTTTGCTTTATTAACTTTCCATAAAGGTAAATTATTAATGCCTGAACTTATACAAGTTTATGATGAAATAGAAGGTGAAGTGCAATTTCGTGGCAAGGTTTATGGTGTATGACACCATCTAGTCAAACATTAGAGGCTATGTATCTGATGTTATGTCAGATGAAACCTTTTAAACATTGGGATATGCCCAATACCGCAGAAATTAATTTTGTAGTTACCGATGAAGAAGATGCCTACGGTACTTATGTATATGACGATGATATACACATTATTACAATATCAAAAGCTAAGTGTAGCCACTTTGAAACGATACTTAAAACATTAGCTCACGAAATGATACACATGAAAAGGTATCGCACTAAAGCCTGGGATCAACACGATGCAGTCTTTAGACGTTACGCTAAAGCAATAGCTGATGAATTTGGATTTGATCCCCTTGAGTTGTAAAAAAACCTAGTCAGCTCTCGCAAAGCAAACTAGGTCTACATCTTTGATACTTTTAGTCAGCTCTGCAAAGCCCACTAGGTCTATCTACTTCAAGGAAGTTTTATTATATTAAAAATTTTATAATCTTGCAAATTAATTTTAACAATATTAAATTTACAAGTTTAATAGTTCCATCGTCTGAAGTAGTAAGGTTTGCTCGTCAATTCCGTAGCAAGATTCAAATCCTTTTCTGCCAAGTCCGTGAACGCCAGTATTGCCTCTGTGATGTTCGGTGCAGAGTCCAATAACTTCCGCATTTTCTCTTTTCCCACCAAATCTTCTAATGTGGTGGATTTCACACGGTGTCTCTCCATATCCAAGATGACGACAGAGCGAGCATCCCAATCTTGCAATTTTTCCATATAATTCTTTTTCTGCTTTTCTCATCTTGTCATTTTTTCAATCGCACGATTTGTTGCTTGTTCAGTACGATAAACGTCAAGTTTAGTTTTAGCCAATTCAATTTTTAATTTTAATGATGTGTATTTAGTCTGCGCTCGTTCTATTTGTTTACATAGTTCTATGTATTCATCAGAACTTAACGCATCCATTTCTTTGCCACCTAATGATGGTTGTATGCTTTCTTTCATTTTAAGAGCTTTAAGGGCTGGTTTAAACGATTCTAAGCCAGTCAAATAACCATCTGCTTCAGCATACTCATCAATTAATGCTTCAAATATATTTAATTCGTCAATAGGATTTATCATTGTGCCTCGATCCATAATCCAAGATTAGCCAACGCATAAGCTATAAAAGTTATGCCCATTCCATATTGATTCTTTAAAAAAAAAGAAATTCCAATATAAACGTATATTAAACCTACCAATATTATTAAATAATTACTCATATCAGTTCCAATCCTTGCTGAGCCACACGTTCATTTTGTAAAGTCTCATATTCTTTATTTAATTCGCAACCGATCCATTTACGACCTAATTGTTGAGCAACTTGACCTGTTGTGCCACTACCAAAAAATGGGTCAAGAACAATATCACCTACACGACTGCCTGCCAAAATACAAGGTTCAATTAAATCTGTTGGAAATACTGCAAAATGCGAACCTGAATATGGTTTAGTAGTAACTGTCCATACATCACGTTTGTTACGCATTTCTTCAATATGAACAAATGATTCTTAACCACCACTTGTGTTGTTGTCGGTTCTTTTGCCTTCATAGGCAATACGACCTTCACCTGCACGTTTATCTTTTTTAACAGCTATATGATTCATTCCTGAATCTCGTCTTGAATCACCACGACTTGCTCTATCATCTGCACCATAAATTGCTGGTTCTTGTATAGCTTTATAATCAAAATAATATTGTGGATTTTTACTTAAAAGAAATATGTATTCATGTGACTTTGTGCAACGGTCTTTAACTGATTCAGGCATGGGGTTAGGTTTGTGCCAAATAATATCCTGACGTAAATACCATCCAAAATCTTGTAATGCAAAGGCTAATCGCCAAGGCATACCCATTAAATCTTTTTCTTTATATTCATTTAATTTGTTACCACGTCTAGCACAAGTCTGTGGTAAGTCTTGATTAGTATTTGAAACAGTTTGTTTGTTTAATGCTTGTCCTTTGCCTGGTCTGTAATTGTAATAACTATCACCAAGATTAACCCATAAAGATCCATCGTCTGCTAATACATCCCATACACAAGCAAACACTTCTACAAGATTATTTATAAATTCCTGTGGAGTTTCTTCTAAACCAATTTGCAAATCTTTGCGAATAGCACCGCATTTAGGACATACCGTTTTATATATTGCATCACCAACTGTTAAGTCTTTATTAGCATGACCTGTAATAGTTTTATCTGAATGTTTACTATCTCGTTTATGAGAACAATTTTCATCTCCACCAATCCAAGTACCTGTGCCATAATCTCTTAAACCGTAATATGGTGGACTTGTTACACAAGTTTGCACTTTAATACCTTCTAACTTCAATTGTCGCAACGAATCACGACAATCACCCCAATATACTTTATTCATCTTTTTTCCCCTTTAAGATGTTGAACTGTTTTACTATCTCTGCCTCTAATTCTTGTCTTGCAACTATACCACGATGTTTCTCAACTAAATCTAAATATTTTCTTCTTTGTTGTAAAGATGTTTTTAATGTTGATGTTGCTTCACAAATCCTACGCCATTCTTCTGAATAAGTGTAATCTATTCGGCTAGGGTTTGTAGATGTTGAAGGCAAAATAGTCCTATCCGAGTAGAACTATTATTCGTCTGAGGGATGCTTTAGTCTCATTCAAAATAGATAAATGGTTGTTGTGCTTGTTCAGGTCTAGTATTACCAAGTCTACCACGATATTCCACCAATTAAGGTCTAGGACAGTTCCCAATCTCTAATGCTATCTATCACACTAGGTGGGGGCTTTCGCCATTGAGCTTCTGAAGTTGTTGATTTGCCATAAATAGGGTAATCAACGGTTCGCATTTACTGACTCAACTCTATAGAGATCAGGCTATGTCAAGCCATATTCAACTGGGCTAGTTAGGTTGGCAATTTGACGACCGTGTAGGTCATTACCAGCCCATGTGAATAGAGCCTGATTATCAAAGTGCCAACCTTGACAATTACATCTTAAACTATTTAATTATTTTCTGCAAGTTCTGGCCATACAAACCACCAATTATTAGGGAACATTTCTTTTCTTGTAACTAATCCATGTGATTGTTTTTCAAGTTTGGCAGCTAAAAATAATAACTGACCATGTGGAATACCTCTTGTACGCCATTGGGTGACTGCAGGTGGAGCAACCCCACAAAGTTCTGCCACAGCTTTAGTACCGCCCAAAAGTGCAATTATTTGGTCATCACTAAAATTCATAAATTAACTTTCGTTGTTGTTTTTTTATTTATTCTACACTAGTTTAAAAATATATTGTAACAAAACTTAATTTTATGCTATAGTTATATCTAAGCAATATTGCTTATTCATAAAGGGGAAAATTATGACAGATAGTAC